TATCTAATATCCTTGTTGTACCATTTATTGTTAATTTATCACTAGGATTAGTTATTCCTATACCTATTTTATCATTTATAGTAAATAAATTTCCTAACGTATTAGAACTTCCAACAGCAAGTAAATTCCCATTTGTAATTCTTAAATTTCCAACAACATCAATCTTATTACTTGGTGAAGATGTACCAAATCCAAAATTACCAGATGATGTAACTAACATATCTAAACGATTTCTACTTTCATTAAATAATCTCAATGTTCCATCATCTGCATATAATATATAATTATCTTTCCCATCAGGTCCTATCGCAATTCCTGGTTGTACTCCACTTAATACTATTCCAGTATATCTATCATCTATACTATTAATTGATAATTTTCCAACAGGTTGTGTAGTATTTATTCCTATATTACCACCAGTCATATATATATTTCCAATAGTATGAAGATTATTTTTAATATTCATTGACACTGTATTTTCTAATAGAAAATTATCATAAGTAATTTTAACATAAGTTGTATTATCAGAACTTTTTATCTGAACTCCACCTGAACCACTATATAATAACAAAGATCCACTACTTAATAATGAATCATATAATTCAATAGAAGCATTATTTGAACCAGATACTGATTGACTACCAGTTAATATTTTTATACCTGATTCACTTGAAGTTTGAACAATATTACTAGGACTATTTTGATAACCTGTTAAAAATAAATTTCCAGATGATATTCTAGTATCACCACGAATGTCTAATTTATAATTTGAATTTGGTATAGCAGTTCCTATACCAACATTTCCATCTGTAGTAAAAATATTTCCTAGTGTATTACTATTAAAACTTGCTGATAATCCACCAGATGTAATCAATAAACTTGAAGTAGTAATACCTCCAATATCTAAAGATCCAATACTTGAAGAAGTTATTACTAAATTTGTTATTGTACTATTAAGTGAATTTATGGAAGCACTACTAATACTAGTAGTTGCTAATAATGTACCAGTTGTTACTCCACCACTAACTATATCACTATTTACAGTTAATGTTCCAGAACTTAATGCTGTAGTTACTAAATTAGACACACTACCATTAGCACTAAATAATGTCCCAGAACTTACACTTGTAGTAACTAATAAGTTTGCAGTTGTAATACTATTATTTATTATTGCTGAAGTTAAATTTAATGTCCCAGAACTTAAATTACTAGCAACAATATTAGTAGATGTTTGATTTGTAGAATATATCGAACCTGTTGTTATAGATGTACTTGCTCTAATTGTTCCAGATACATCAAAATTAACACCTGGATCAATAATATTACCTAAACCAATATTTCCTGATGACGCTATTGTTAAAAAATATTGGTTAGCATTATTATTATATATATAAAATGAATTATCAGGATTTCCACTACTTCCTCTAGCTCCTAATTCCCAATCATTTCCATTTGTAATAAATTTAATAGATGATCTATCTGTAGGATCATTTGATTTTACACTAATTATATCATTATTTCCAATTATATGTAATGGGGTTTGCGGTGATGGAGTCCCAATACCAACATTTCCATCTGTAGTATATATATTTCCTAATGTATTTGCATTTCCAGAATCAATACCTCCACCTACATATAATTTTTTATTAATACTACTACCACCACCAACAGTCAATGATCCACCAGATGTAATACTAGAAGAATTTTCTGTTGAACTTATACTTATACCACCAAATACAACTAAGGATCCCGTTGATGAATTTATACTATTTTCAGTAATATTTATTTTACATTGTGTATCATTTAATTCAAAACGTTTATTAACACCATCAGGAGCAACGTAAAATTGTTTATTAGTTGTAGAATCTACATATAATCTCTTTTCTGATAATCCAGCAATTTCAAAAATACTTGATGAACTATCTATACTTAGATTTTCACCTACATATAAATTTCTTTGTATACTTGCACCACCTCCAACTGTTAAACTACCACCAGATGTAATACTAGTAGAATTATAAGAACAATTTATTCCTATACCACCATTCACTATTAATGAACCACTAGCTGTATCAATAGATTCTGTTGTATTTGAAATTTCAACATTCCCCTTTTGTATAATAAGTGGTGATTGAGATGGTTCTACTGTTACTTTCTTTAGTCGTATATCAGCCATACTTAGTAACTATTCTTATTTTATATATAGATATTTTATTTATAAAACAGACGTTAATTTATAAAACTTTTTATTCGTAAAAATACAAAAAATAATTTCGTGGTTTACGATAAATAATATGTTTGAACGTCCTATTTTATTATATAGCAATTATTGTGCTTATTCTCAACAATTTGTAGAAATGTTACTAGAAAACAAAGAACTGTTTGAAACATTTATTAGAGTAAATATAGATGCAAATCCTGATACAAAACGTAGACCAGATTTATTTTATCAAATACAAGATACTCTTAATTATAAAATAAAAGAAGTTCCTACTATTATTATCGGAAATGGAGAATATGTTTTATCTGGATCAGAAGCCTTTAAATGGTTAAATTATGAATTGGAACAAATAAATTCTCAATCAAGTAATGGTAATAATGGTAGTAATGGTATGTTTGAAGGATTTAACTCAGTAGAAATGGGATCTTTTTCTGATATGTATTCAAATTTTGGATCAAATAGTTTAAATGATGCACGAGAACAAAGTTTTAAGTTTTTAAATAAACCTGATGTATCAATACAAACTCCTCCAGAAGACTCTTCACAACAAAAACAAAATCCAAATTCTAAAATAAATTTTACAAATCCAAATTTTACATCACAAAATCAAGGTTTAAGTAAATCACAATTTGGTCAGTCTCAAAATTTTTCTGGTAAAAAATCAGATAAACAAAAAGATTTCGATATAAAATTACAACAATTACTTTCTGAAAGAGAAAACTTAAGTTCAAATAAACCAAGATTCAATTACTAATTTTTTTTTGTTATGTATTTATAATGGAAATAATCGAAAGTATTTTAAAAGGTATAAAAAAATTTAAATTTAGTAATATAATATTATTTATAATATTATTTCTAATTATTACTATTTTTATAAACTTTTTTATTACCCAAGTGTGGGAAATAAAACCAGAGAATTTCAAAGTTTTGTCTTATAATTCATTAAAAATAATTGATGATTCTGATTTAAATATTCCAGATAAAAATAGTATAGTTGATTTTTTACGTAAAAAATATTCAAACGAACAAACATTCCAAGAACAACTTAATTTAGTTCCATTTTATACAAAAATACCAATCGAAAATAATATTAGAAAAATTATTAATGATAAAATTAATGTAGAATTAAAAAATTATTCATTAGAAAATTCTGATAATTATTCATTAGAAAATTCTAATAACGAATTATATAATATTAGATGGATAGACAAAGAAAATACTAGACATTTTATAGTAAATTATGATATGGGATTTTTAAAAAACGATGAAAAAAAATTCATAGACACTTTTACAATTTATTTTACTATATCTAATATTTCAAATTATTTAATTAATCCAAAAGAATACAATCCATTTAACACAATAAATCCAAATGACATTAACATACAATCTATAATTCTTACAAATGTTGAGAATTTCAAGTTTACACCTAATTCACAAGTTATTGACAATAAAGATAATTTTTATGATTACTATTATATTAAAAACAAGTTATTTTTACTTGATCCATTTATAACTAGTGGAAAAGAAATGCAACTCGTTGACACTGTTAGTCAACAGAATTCTATTAGTGGTCAAAGTGGTCAAAAATAAAAAATAATATATTTATTATAATAAAATGATAAAAAAACAAAAAAATAGTCCTAAACTTTATAAAAGCCCAAAGCATCACACCTTTATGATGTTTTCTGATCCAGATCCTGTATCTCAACCAACCGAAAACCAAGATGTACAGAGTGCCAAAGAACAACTAGAACGCTCTCAACGCTCTGAACATTCTGAACACTCTAAAATATCTGAAGATGTTAAAACTGAATCAACTGGATGTGAATATAATATGTCAGGAATGACAAAATTATTAGAAATGTATTTAGAAGCTGTTACAATTAATGAATCAAACTATAATAATATTAATAAAAAACTTGAAAAAATTTCTTATAAATTAGATTCTTTAACTAAAGATCAAACTAATAAAAGAGATAAACTTTTACATCTTAAATCACAATTAATTAAAGAACAATCTTTAGTTAAAAATAAAACAAAAGAATTGTTAGAAAATATAGCTCATGCTACTTATACTGCATCACAAGAATTATAAATTAGATTCTTTAACTGAAGATATTATATAAATTTAATTAAAAATTGATTTTTTAATTAAAAATTAAATGATCATTTACTATGACGACTTCAAAACGATCTGAATTCATCGATAATAAATTTAAAGAAATTGATGCAAAATTAAATAATAATAATTTAACAGAAGAAGAGCGACAACTTTTACTTGAAGAAAGAGCTGAATATGAAGAACAATCAGAAGAATTAGATTGTGATGAACAATCTGATGATACTGTTATAGAATACGAATCTGTTTATTTTAAATATTGCTTTGAAAATTGTGAAAAAATAGATGATATTATATCAGTTTTAGATAGATTAAAACAACAATTTGAACAATGGAAAAAAGAAGGACACGAATTAATTCAACCTGTTGATACAGGATATTGTTTTATTGATAAAATGGTCAATCTTACTACACTTGACTTAGATCACAATTAATTAAATAATAGTATACACTGCATCTCAATTTTTAAATTATAAATACATAGTCTTAACTCTTGAATACATTCCTCTATATTTTGGCAATTCATATCTAAAATGCAAATGCCTTTTAATTCGTTTAGGAAAACCAAATTTACTAACACTATATTCACCTGGTGTTTCTAAATTAATTTCAAGTTCGCCACTATCATTTGTTATATCAGATCCACTGTTTTTATAATTTCCATATGCTTTAAATGGATCTGGGATTGATACATCACTTGGTTCTGCTGCCCAATAAATAACTTTTGTATTATTAGGTAACCCAGTCAATTTATAAGTTTGTGTTTTATCTGATTTTTGAAGAGGATTTATATCTTTGATTGGAATAGCACATTCACCTAAAAATGGTAAATAATAATCTCTATTAAAACCAACATACAATCCTGATAAACCAATAATCATAATAAGTATAGGTACAATTGTTTTTGGCAAATAATTATTAAAACTAGTATTTAATAAAACACTACTTAAATAATTTATACTTCCAATTATAATAAATAATTTAGCTAACATCTGGATATAAAAATACATATTATTTTGTATTAATATTATGTATTAAAAAAAGTTTTTATAATTTTTTTTATTTTATTGATTCATCATTTCTTCTATAAGAATTTCTAATTCGTAATTTATACGTTCTTGATCCAGTTCTCTTTCTCTATTCCTTTCTTCAATATAGAATCTAAAATCATTTTCCATCGTATATCGATTAATTTCTTCGTAATTATTTTCCATTTCATATTGATTCATTTCTTCGATAAATAAATCTAATTCGTTATTGTTTTCCATTTCATATTGTTGATTGTGATTTTCAGTATTACTGCTAAAGTTATTATGAAAATCATTTATATACTCGTAAATATACTCATCACCAATATCAATATCCGTTAAATTAGCTTGATATATAATTTCATTTAATTCGCTAAAAATTTGTTCTATATAGTTATTATAATTTTTAATTTCAATATCAGAAGATAATTTTACATAATTTATTATTGGTTTTCTACATAATGGACAAGCGAGATGATTATTAAATATTAGTTCACTAAGACACTTAGTATGAAATATATGTTGACATATATATAACATGGAACTATTTTTTTGAATACATTCTTCAAGACAGATACAACACTCCATTAAAAATGAATATTGTATTTTTTTTTCATTTTTTCTTTAATTTATTTTCAAATTTAAATTTAATTTATTTACAAACTATAAGAAAAAATTAAAATGGATTATGAAATTGAAGATGTAATTCAAAAAAATTTAGATATGAGTTCATATTTTTTAATCAAAGATATCGTTTTATTAATTATTGTATTTATTTTATATAGCTCTTTAGATTTTAATTGGATAATAGTATCTATCAAGGCATTTTTTATTATCATTGTTTTACGATACATTATTTCTTATTTAACAACTATAATAGAATATGATGAAAATAACAGAGGAACAAAATATTTCCAAATAAGTGCTAATTTATCTTTATTTATGATTTTTTGTTATATTCTTTATATTAATCAATTGTATATTACAAATTATACAACATTCAATTTATCTATAATATTATATGCAATATTATTAATTGCAGTCAAATCAAATTTTGCATCCGATACATTATTCACTTATTTATTTATGACATTTATGTATAATTTATCATTTTTTAAAAATTTATTTATGTAATTTTATTTAATTAATTATATTAAGCGCGTTCATAATATGATTACTAATAACATAGACTATCAAAATTTTGTAAATACAATAGATAAAGACATTTCTTTATTATTAGATAATTTACCAGTTGGTATTATTCGTCTAAATTCTGATAAAAAATGTATATATGCAAATAAATTTGTATTTCAAATTTTTGGTATCAATGCATGTAATGATTTTTGTAATGTATCAATTAATCATTTTAATGCTATTCATCCAGATGATAGAATTGTAGAACAACGTTTATGTGACGATTTTATTTTTAGAAATATAGAATCTGAAAGCACATTCAGAATTTATCATAATTATTACCAAGACTATAGATGGATGTCAAATAAAAGAACTATAATTAAATCAAATCATACAACTTCACTTCTCCAAGACAAACCAAACTATATGTATACTTTACAAGATATTCATGACAATAAAACCTTGGAAATAGAGTTAAGAAATGCAAGTATTAAAGCAGAACAAGCAAATAATCATAAAAGTATTTTTTTAGCAAATATGAGCCATGAAATAAGAACACCTTTAAATGGTGTGATTGGTATGTTATCAATTCTTGAAGATACAAAATTATCAAATGAACAACAAGATTATATAAATATGGTAAAAGAATGTTCTTTTAATCTTATGACTATTATCAATGATATTCTAGATTATTCAAAATTAGAAATTGGAAAAATTTCATTGGATATAAAAGAAATGTCATTACAAGAATGTATAGAATCAACAAATGATATTATGTTATCTAAAATTTATGAAAAATCATTAGAATATAATTATAATATTGATAAAGATATTCCAGATATTTTATTAGGTGACTCTAATAGAATTAAACAAGTATTACTTAATTTATTAACTAATTCTATTAAATTTACAGATAGAGGTACTGTATATTTAAATATAGAAACTATTAAATTTTCAGAATATTCTAGATTAATGTCTATTCATTATCCAAATTTTGAAACTACATTTAACCAGGATAGACAATTGATGAAGTCAAATTTCGATAATGAAAAAGAATCTATATTCTTACGATTTGATATTAGTGATACCGGATGTGGAATTGATCTCGATGAATATAATAAATTATTTAAATCTTTTAGTCAAATAGATCAAAAAATTTCTTCAAAAATTTATCAAGGCACTGGTCTCGGATTAGCTATAAGTAAAGAATTAGTCGAATTAATGAATGGTTGTATTTGGTTAGATTGGAGTGAAACAAATAAAGGATCTAGATTCTCATTTATTATTAAATTACAAAATTCATATGAACCTTATTATCTATTGGATAATCAAAATGAAAATATTCTAAACAATATTAATGTATTAATAGTAGATGACAATATTTATAATAGAATGAGTATAACTGGGATGGTAACTAAATGGGGTATGAAAGCTTATGCATTTAGTAATAGTGAAGAAGCTTTGTATTTTTCAAAATTAACACAATTTGATATAGGACTTATTGATATATGTATGCCTAAAATTGATGGAATTACTTTTGCAAACAAATTACGAGAACAAAAAGAATTTAATAATAAATCATTTCCTCTAATTGCCTTGAGTAGTTTAGGTGAAAAAAATTTTAGTTTATCAAGAATTGGAGAATCTAGTAAAAATACATTTAATAATTTTTCACATCATTTAATTAAACCAATCAAAGAAAATAAACTAAAAAGTTTATGTATAGATATTTTAACCAAGTTTTATTCTCCAACTAAATCACAATCTTCACCCATTCATTCAGTAATAAACGACCATGACTATGATAATATAATAAGCTCACGAGAAGCTACATCAAGCTCGACAACAGAAACAGTTATGGATATTATGGATATTAGAAAAAATATTAAAATATTATTAGCAGAAGATATTCATATTAACCAACGAGTTATTATAAAATTTTTAAATAAATTAGGATACTACAATATAACTGTAGTTGACGATGGAAAACAATGTATAGAACATGCATGTCAAGAAAATTTTGATATAATTTTATTAGATATTCGTATGCCAATTATAAATGGCGAAATAGCATTTAAAGAAATAAAAAAATTTTTTACTGGTCAAAATGATAAACATTCACCTTATATAATAGCAGTTACTGCTTATTGTTTACGTGAAGATAGAGAAAAATATATTTCTATGGGATTTAATGATTACTTACCTAAACCAATTGATTTTGAAGATCTCAATAAATGTATGAATAAATTTATTGAAAATATATTATCTGAATAAAGTATTTAATTACAAAATAGTCTCTAATTTTTTATATAATTCTCCAAAATCATAATTTGATCCAATATCATTATCAATTATTAAATCAAAATATGAATCTTTAACATTATCTAAATCACATTCAGAACTATGATTTTTTAATAGATTATAAATATTTTCATCTCCATTACTTTCCCTTTTCAATCTTTGATCATTTCTTATTGGAGCATTAATTTTTATAATAATTCCTCCTTGTTCTTTTATATAATCAATTTCATTTTTAAATCTACAATCTGTTGTAATTATATTTTTTATACCACGTGTTTTAAATACTTGTATCCAATTATCAAAATATTTAATCCAAATATTTTCACCATATACTAATCTACCATTTTCTGTTCCTTCTTGTTGAAGTAAGTTTCTTGTAATATTTGTTTTTTCTACATATACATCATGATAAGATATATTCATTTTTGACATTATATTAATTTTAATCTGATCAGCAAAACAAAAAGGTAAACATGACTGATTTAATTTCAATTCTAAATATGGAATAATTATATTATTTGCAATATAATCTTTCCCACATCCCATTTTACCAGCAATTCCTATAATTCTCATTAATCTAATTAAACTTTACTTAATTAAATTATTTTTTATTTATTTTTTAGTTAAATCTTCAATTATTTCCTTTATTATAATTATTTGTGTTTCTGCTTTATATAATTCTTTCTTATCCTCAAACATTAATCTACCTTCTAAATCTTTAAATAAAATTAATATATATTCTAAAAATACTGGTATAGATGCTATTGTTCTCATAGTTTTATTATATTTATCAGTTAATTTATTATATTTATTTAAAGAAACTGTTGATTCAACTAATGCATTATATCTATCTCTCATATCATTCATACTTTCAATAACAGTATTTTCATTATATTCTAATTTTAATTTATCATAAGCATCTATTAAATCGTTATATTCAGATCTTAAATTAATATATTCTACAAAATAATTTTTTGCCAATGACTTTTCTTCCAAATTTAAATTAGAATTTTGTGTTTCTAGTTCTTCTACTACATATTCGTTTTCTTCTAGATATTCATTATAATCTTCCATATTTATATCAGTTAAAATCGTTTTTTATTCATAACGAAACTGATACAAATTAATTTATTCCCATTCCATATCATTTGTCTTATAGTTTTTTGATTCGTATAGTTTTAAAAACATTTTTTTAAAAGCTGAATATGGTGGTTTTTCATCAAAATCTAAATTTCTAACATATTTTAAATATATACTGAATTCTTTTGGCATTCCAGAACAAATATCTTCTTCTTTCATTTCTTTTTTTTTATTGCCAATTAATTTATATCTTTGTTGTTTGTCTTTATGTTTAATACCTTGCCATGGTAATTTTCCTTTAAATAAATATACTAATATATACCCTAATGATTCTAAATCATCTTTTCTACCTTGTTCTTCACTTGAATGAGCCGCTATACTAGCGTATCTAGCTGTTCCACAAAATCTTCTAGTATTAGAAAATTTAATATGACTACCATCTTTTAATAGGTATCGTTTTGCTATACCAAAATCTATACAATACAATTTTTTAAGATTATTTTTGTCTAATACAAAATTATCCGGTTTTAAATCTCTATGTAAATAACCACATGAATGAATATATTTTAATATATCTATCATTTGTATCGTTAATAATATTATTGTCTTCAATCCAATTTTTTTGTGTTTATCCATAATATTATCTAAACTTAAACCTAATAAATCCATGGCTATAATCCTTTTATTTTCATGTTTTATTAATTTCATTTGAGCTACCCCACGATCTCTATTTTGTATCTCTTTATATATTTTTGATTCTTCTAATATACTCCTTTGACCATCTCTATCTTCCGTTTTTTTTGGTATTTTTAATGCAACTAATTCATTTGTTTTTTTATTTCTTGCTTCAAATACATCACCAAAAGATCCAGAATTAATATAGCGAGTAATTATATAATTATTAATTTCGCTTCCTATTAATTTTAATAAATTACTCATACCTTACATCAAATAAATATTTATATTATAAAATTCTACCATATTTAAATTAAATTTTTTATTAATTTAAATAATCATTTTTACTTTTTTTTATTTTTACACATTTTTTTGTAACAACTTTTGTAACTAGGGATACAGGTAAATGACCCTATTCCCATGTAAGTGTTGTAATAATCATAATAATTATAATAATTATAATACATCGAATTACTTTGATAACACCAAACTGGATAACATTTTATTTTTTTTTGTCTAAAAAAAAACATGGTTTACATTTCGCCTTGTTTACAAGACAAACTTTTGGCTTATTAACTAGAAGATCCACAACAGGTGCAATTTCAAGTGTTATTGGAACAAATGTTGGTTGACATTCAGGTTCCTCAATTGGTGGAGGACACGGTGGATATTCAGGACATTCACATTCATCTTCTCCATTTTCAGGAGGTGGTGTTGGAGGATCATATGGTGGTTCACCATTTCCATTTCCATTTCCATTTCCATTTCCATTTGTATCTGGAAGGGTTGTGTCGTTTGTATTTTGTGGGGTAGTTGTATTTTGGGTATCGTTAGTAGGGGTAGTAGTATCCATTGTTTTTTATACAATATATAAACAAAATAATTTTTTAAAATTAACGAAAATATTAATTTAATAATAATTAATTATTATTAATTTAGTATTATTTTAATGAAAACTTTGGAAACTAATTTAATTAAAAAAATACCTGTAGGTATCTTAGGTGCAACAGGTTTGGTTGGTCAAAAATTTATTCAATTACTTGATAATCATCCTTTTTTTTATATTTCTGTCATAGCAGCAAGTAAAAATTCTTCAACTAAAATGTATAAAGATGCAATATCATTTTGGGATTCTGAAGAAAATATTCCAAATAATATTAAACAAAAAATATTAGTTGAATGTAATGTAGAAAATTTTTCACACTGTAAACTTGTCTTCTCAGCCCTTGATTCAAATGTAGCATATGAAATAGAAAATAATTTTGTTAATGCAGGTATTACAGTTTTCTCAAATAGTAATGCTTTTCGTATGAATGAAAAAATACCTTTAGTTGTCCCATTAGTAAATTATTATCACATTTCAAAAGATATCTTGACTTTACAAAAAAATCCAAATAATGCCTTTATTATAACAAATGCAAATTGTTCTACTACTGGTTTGGCTGTTGCCATTAAACCATTATTTGATATTTATGGAATTAAAAAAATTATCGTTCATACAATGCAAGCTATTTCTGGATCTGGTTATCCTGGTGTAAGTTCTATTAAAATAATTGATAATATTATTCCATTTATTTCTAATGAAGAAGAAAAAATAGAAACCGAATTGTTAAAAATTTTAAGTGTATTTACCCAAGATAATAATCAAAAAATTTCTTGGAATACTCCTAATATATTGATTAGTAGTTCGTGTAATAGAGTTAATGTTATTAATGGCCACACATTAAATATATCTGTTGAATTTGCATCTGATTATAAACCACAATTAGAAGAAATAAAAAAAGTATTTGAAAATTATAATATTCAAAATATTCCATCAAGTTCCTATTCTGTTAGTAATTGTCCAAGTATTCCTACTCAACCAATAGTATTTTTTGATGAAATCGATCGTCCACAACCTAGATTAGATAGATTTAAAGAAAATGGTATGGCAATATCAATTGGTAGATTACGAACATGTCCTATATTAGATATAAAATTTACCTGTGTTGTTCATAATACTATTTTAGGTGCAGCAGGATCTAGTATATTAAATGCTGAGATAGCAGTTAATAATAATCTTATTAATTAGTATTAGATTTCTCACTTGGGTAATATTCTAATCTCTGAATTTTTTCTTCACTTCCTTCAGGATCATTTCTATAATACCATTTTATAAAACGTCTAAATGGCGATTTAAATATACTATATATACTTTCAATAAAACCAATATGCGAATCCATATTTTTACTACTTATTTGTATCTCTGTTAATGTTTTTTCCATATTTTTATTATCCGTATAAATGTTTATTAATTTGTCTTCAATATTTTCAAATTTTCTTTCTAAAACATTTATACGTTCATTTATATTTCTTAATGATTCGTCTATCTGAATAAAGATATCTTCCCAATCAAAATCAATTTCCATTTAATTCTTTTTTATTAGTATATAAATTAAAATTAAAAGTATAAGCGAAATGATTGTGTCTCTAATTGTTATACTTCTTTCTAAAGAATATTTTCTCTCTAATTCTGGATATAATTTATGAGATAAACTTATACCATTACTTATAGCAGATTCTAATGATGTAAATTTATATTTATGATTCCCAGTATGAGTTCCTACAGTATATAAATTATCAAATTTACTACTTTTAAAATTCATATAATCAAATCCAGCTGATGCTATAAACGCAGTATCTAACGATTCCCAATTTCCTGAATTTTTATAATTACCAGGAGATATCATTTTCAAATCTGGTTCTGGGAATTCTGGAAATACTTCTTTTAATTGTTCTATTATTTCACTAAACAATTCATTTTCATTACATTCATTTGCTGTTTTATTTATTTTTATTCCCTTTCTATCAGATATAGATACTGCAACACTCATTACTGTCTGTGATTGTTTTTCATCAAAATTCATATAATCACTAAGTAATATAAATAAAACACCCCAGTTAGACCTTGGAAATCCATATACTTTTGGAAATTTTATTTTTTCTTTCCAATGAAATGTTACTGATATATACTCAATATATGCTGTTTCTTCTGCATATTTTTTTAATTCATTGATATTTCCAAAACTACTTTTTACACTTTCTTCTGATTTCTCTAATAAATTTACTAACATTTTAGGTGGTATGGCACATATAATTTTATCTCCGTATATCATTTTGCCATTTGCTATAATACCAGACACCAATGTCTTCTTTAAATAATTATTCGTAATCGTATTCGTAACAAATGAATCAACTTTTGTACTAGTCAAAATAGTTACACCTCTTGATTCTAAATATTTTCTCCAAATTTTTAAAAAACCTCTATCAGATGGCACTTTTGGTTGATATAATCTATAAAAAGCTTGAATATTTGCTAATTGTAAAAATTCATTTAATGTATACTTACTACTATCTCCACCATCCGTTAATCTACATAATCTGTCAATCATATCTTTTGCTTGAAACGTAAAACCATTAGTTTCCATGTATTTTTTCATTGTTATATCTTTTCCATGATCAATATTTATCATTAAATATATAAACTCTTTTGATAACATTCCTAACTCTGTCCAATTCAATTTACTCCATATTGTTTCTTGACCTATTTCAGTTATATTAAATTTATAAGGTTCAAATAAATCATCAAAATCAACATTCATTTCTCTTAATAACTTTCTAAACATAATATAAGCCCTACTATATATTCTTGGACCGTGTTCTGTAAATATTTCTTCATTATTTCTATTTACTCTACGAACTCTATGACATCCTCCAATATCTTTCTCTTTTTCTACAATTAAAATTTTTATACCATCAATATTACTACAACAGTGAGCTAATGATAAGCCACTAGGACCACCCCCAATTATAATTAAATCAAATTTATCATTCATTCCCAAAACTTCCGTAATTACTTTTTAATTAGAAAATAATTTTCTAATTAAATTATAAACAAGATGGATCAAAAACTATATTTGTCAACAAAAACAAGCATAGCCATTCAATTTATTACATTGTTAATTGGGATTCGTGGTTTATTATTCACATTACCTACAGAACATCAAATTTTACAAGAAGTTCTAAGTGTAGAAATGATAGTACAAATAGTAGAATTATTATTTTATATTTTTATTATTATTAGATTAAATTTAGATACTCTCGCTGCTACAAGAT